CGATAGTGCAAAGAATTAATGCTAATAGTGCTTTTGTCATTACAAAAAAGCTACAAACACTAAAAATCAGTTCACACGGCCATTCGAAAAAACTCATTTCATCCTATCCTTATACGATCTAATCTCAATAATCCTACCTGCTTCTTCGGATTCCGGGAATATTGGTTGATCCTGATTGTTTCTCATGACGGTGCTCCATTTGATTCGGTTGATTTTTTGTCGCCCCACCCATTGAATTTGCAATCAATATCACCTATGTAAAAACACTGACTCTATCAGAGACAAAGCGGCCGCTTGCTGCACGGCAATTTTTTGCGGGTCTTTTTGTTGATTCGCTTTGATCTCAAGCAATCGATCATGAGTAACGCGCCAAAAATGTTTTTTCCCGTGTTTGAAAGGTACAACTACTTTTTGAACGCCAGCCTTTTCGAGCATATTTGTTGCTGTCATCCGGGTACATCGCAGAGTATCCGTTATCTGGTTCATGGCCATCATGCCGCAGCCTCCACGGCTTGTTCAATAAGTACACCGCCCTGAATCCAATGTGCGGTAACTTCTGATGGGAGTTTTGCCGGTTTTTCTTTCAAAGTTCCAAACAGCAGAACCGAGTCAATTTCATCGCTACGCACCAATCCAACAAGCCATCTCAGGCAAGCGCTGCGGCTTGGTAGATCGAGCAGGTCGAATTCGTCGGCCATCAGAAACTTGATTCCGGATATATGGCTGATTGCCTCCGCAATCATTACATTTGCACGCCATTTTGCGGATGCTGAAGATAATCCGTAGGGCCGTTCTTCGTAGCTGATCGACATATCCGGATTGATAAGCACTGATTTCCAACCGGTTGCAGCGGCGCTTTTAGATAGCCGGGCGTTGATCGGATCAAGGGCGGCGTGCAGCATTTCACTTGGGATTCTGTCAGGGGCCAGTGCTGAAGCTATTTTGTCCCATGCCTGCACGTTGTCATGGTGTCCGGCCGCTTTCTTGGTTTTTTCTTCGGCTTCGCTGGCTAGTTTGATGTCACTTTCGATTTCGTCGAGCAAATCCTTGGCTTCTTTTCTTGATGCTTTTATTACTTCGATATTGGCTTTAAGCGCGGACAGTGCTTGTTCATCAGGCGCTGATTTGTTCTCAGCTTCCATTACTGCAATTCTTTCGCCTGCAGCTGTCGCACTGACAAGATCGCGTTCACCGTTTGTTACGGATGTTTTGACCAACCCAAGGGCTTTTTCATATTCCGGTAATTTTACGGCCGCATCTTCATCGCCGTGCAAATCTCCGCCACGCTCGATCAGCTTTTCACCATCAAATACGAGTTCTGTTCCGCATGACGGGCAGGCGCACGATACAGCGCCCGGTTTCGATCCCTGTGCGATCAAGCGCGTGTCATTAACCTTGACTGTCCACATCGCCACTTCCTGCCGGTCTTTACCCAGCTTGGCTTTGATGCGATCAATTTTTTCGTGTTCGGTGCGTAGCCTTACAATTTCGGCATTTCGTGCGGTTGCGCTGTTAAATTCTGCTTGCAGTGCCCCCAGCTTTTGGTTCTGCGCATCAAGCTCCAAATCTATTTTTGATAATTCCGCTTCGGCTTTTTCTTTTGCCGATGCGTCAATAGCCGGTACCTGTGCTTTCCATCCTTCGGCCTTTTTGTCGCCGTAAGTCTCCCCGGTGACGGCCTTCCAGTCCGCCCGCGCTTCTTTGGTCTTATCGGTTGCTTGCTTATGCGCATTTTCGAAACTCGATCGCAGGAATGGCATGACTTCATCTATCTTTCCGGCATCGCAACCGCGATCCAGTAGCTTTTGTTTAACTTCCGCGGCATCGCTGCGCAAGTTTCCAAGATCAAAAAGAAACTTGGCACGCTCATCCGGCGTGATGCTGGCGAATAATGCAGGGTTCAGCACATAAGGCAGTGCGGAGTGAAGCGATCCGGTCAATTCGTGTGTGCCGTTCGGTATGGTAATGGCCGCTTTCTGATTGCCGTCATAGTCAACATAGGTGTATCCGGCATGGTCCCTGTCATTCACCAGGAATTTATAGTTCTTCTTGAGCTGCACGCGCGGATTGTCACCCGTGAATGCCTGGTGTATACCATCGCGCAAACTGGATTTACCGGCTTCATTCGGGCCGCAGAACAATACGATGGGAGAACGCACGTCTACTTCGATATTATTCACGGCAAGAAAGCCACTGGATGCTATTCGGTTGATTTTCATGATTACTCAACCTCTACTTCTTCAGCAGTTTCGGCGTTTTCTTCATGCCATGCTTTCCAGCCTTTCACCCACTCGATAACCAATTCGCTACGAATGATCGGGCAATCACTTTGCGGTTTTCCTTCTGATGCGGCTTGGTAACCGTCATCAAAAGCTTTTTTCAATTCTTCATCGGTTGGTTTTACCTGATCAGGCGATGGCAGCCCTTTGATTTCACCGGTGCCGGGATCAACATCGGATACACCATCCATTCCGCCGCCGTCGTTATCGTGGTATTCGTGCCCTAAATCCATGGCACGCTGGTCGTTTTCTCCCTGCACTTGGTCCATGCCTTGCGTGTGAGCCGCAGGATCAGCAACGACAACCAGAACTGTCCTGCTATCCTGATCAGCTGCCGCGGCGAAAAGCTCGGGCAAATTCCCTGCATTGATCCCAAACTTGATTACCGCTTCAACATTTCCCTTGATGGTTACCTTGTCCAAGCTTCCGGCAACAGTCGTTCTGTTCTGCGATGCGATGGTGAATACAACCATCTTCACGTTTTCTTCAACTCGATTGCGCAGCCGATCGATCACATCATCTTGCTTGGCTTTTGAAAGCTTTTGCCATACATCCGGCAAAAGTTTGAGCTCGGTAACCAGTGCGCCTAGCAAATCCTTGCCCGCCGTTTCCGCAGTCATTTGTCTGAAGTCGTTCATTGTGTTTTTCCTCCGTAAAATTGATTACTTATTCCCCGCCGTACTGGCAGACCTAAAATTAACTTGCAACGCTTCCATGTAAATCTTTTCCAGCGCTTTATCTGCTGATATGAGTGCCTCGCGCATGGCGATAAATTCGTCCCATGGCGCGGAAACGTCGTGTCCATCCGCTCGCATTTCGTTAAGCAGGTGCATCAATGGTGAAATGAATGCTTTGGTATTCGCCAACATGGAGAGGTTGAGCCTGGCTGGGTTTTTACCATTCGCGGAGACGAATCCGGATTGTTCCAATAGTTTGCGTGGGTAGTTGTAGGTTGTTTTATCGTTCAGTAGCTTTGTTTCATTTTTCCTTGGCATGTGCGAAATATAGCCGCAAGCTTCCTCAAACTTTGCTTGTGGTAATTCCCGGTAACGAGCAATGCGAAAATGGTTGTTAAACCGGCTCCATGCGTAAGCCCGGTCAGCGCCGTCTGGGAAACGTTCTTTAATTAATGAGGCAAGTTCCCCGGCTTGATCTGTAGTGATGAGGTGTTGCGGTTTTTGGATCAGTTCAGATTCTTTGTCGAGAATATCTAGAACCCATTTTCTGAACTCCTTGGCGACTTTGGTGCGGGCGAACATCGCGAGAAGGTGGCAGCCACGCAAAGAAAAGATTCTGACTGTTGTTTCAAGATTTCCTGGTAACGCCATTTTGACGTGCCCGATCATGCTTTCTGTGAATTCATCTTTATTGCGCTCATAAATTTTATTAAGAGCATCGGGGCGAGCATAGCCAAGTGCCGTTGCAACTTCAGAGCCTTTAAGCCAAGGCTGGCCGTTACGGTCTACAACGTCAAATTGAGTGGATTGGAAATTAAAGATAGTGGGCGTAAAATTGTTCATGCAATTACTCCTAAAGTAATAGCATGGCCCCGGCATCATTAGCTTCCAGGCATAGTGCTGGGGCCATCCTTGTTTGCGCTTTGCTCCCGCATTCGTTCTTTCAAGATTGTTATCATTTGGCTGTTCATTGAGCGGTCGTTTTCCGCTGCGAATTTGACCAACCATTGATGAACATCCAGAGGCAAACGCAGTTGCACTTTTAAATGATCCTTCATAATTGCATTCTCCAATATGGGTAAATGCCTTTACCATGAAGGCATTTAAATAATAGCATTGCCTCCACGGTAAAGGCAAACAATAAATTAGTGGCACAATAAAGGCATCTGAAATAAAATGACTGACATGGCGATCTCTCAAGATGACTTTATTAAAACAGCTTTGCGGCTTCCGCGTGATTTGCATGAGCAAATCCAGAAAGCTTCCGAGAGTTCTGGGCGCTCGATGAATGCGGAGATTATTTCCCGATTGGAAAACAGCTTTGAGCCGCACAAAATCAGTAAAATCATTGAACTGCTCGAAGACTGGTCTACCGAAACTGGAAATAAGTACATGCTTCAGCTTGGCAATATCGAAAATTCTGAAGATTAAATCTGAATTCCAAGAAATAACTGGCGCCGGAAGTGTTTCGTTGATCAGGTTCATTTTCATTTCACCAAGTTATTCAATCACCAGCTGCTCAGATTCTGGTTTTTTCTTTTTCTCAGGCGATGAGGTTTCTTCCTGCCTGCCAGAATAGGCTTCCGCTTCTGCTATTTCGCGCTGGCGGATTGCTTCCTGCTCTTCTGGCGATGGAACGAAAGATGCTTTTGGTTGGATTTCTTCTGGTTTTATGTCCGGCTTGTCTTGCGGGATTTGCTTTGGCTGGTCACCGGTTATTTCGCCGGTTTCTTGGTCAAAATCAACGATTGGCGCATCGTCTGCAACAATTGAAAAATCTCCGTCAATTGCGTCAAGGTGCTGATCTTTGCCAGCCTCTGCCATTCCATCAATTGCAGCCGCAGTTTGAAACTCGATAGACAATGGAAGGTATTTTGCCAAGCGGCGGATCACTGTTTTTCTTCCCATTTCAACAGGGTTATCCCACCAAGGTGAATTGGCTTTTACTTTTTCCCCGGTTTTCTTGCCGTTTTCCCACTCGTCTTTCCATGCCCCTTGACTCTTGTCCCGAATTTCATTGATCTGATGCTGACTCATGAACTCGAAGCAGTGTCCGCCGTCTTTTAGTTTTGCTACAGCATAGAACCCGATCACTTCACCGCGATCACCCATCGCTGGCGTATGGTTCAATTTTTCGTCAAGCCCATAAACAAGCTCGAATTTGTCATTAGCGCACACTTCATGAGCGGCTATGCTGACAATCTGGCCGGATCGGCGCGCAAGGTCGATTAGTCCTTTATAGCCTATGATCACCTGCACAGAATTAACCCACTTCTCTTTTCCTGACGCGTCTTTCCGCTTGGTGTTGAATGGCACTAGATATGCGTGGCCAAGCACCGTATTGGGCTCTAATCCCATTTGTGCGCACTGCCCGATAGCACCAATTAAGCTTGGCACATCGCATTTTGCAAGCGTTGGCGTGGTTGTGGCCGCAATCTGAGCAACCTTGAGCAATCTTTCTGCATTTAAATGCTTTGGCAGCATTTTTGATATTTCGGCTTGCTTTGACTTAAGCAAGTGCGCTATTTGATCTTTTGGCTTCATATCAGAAAATTTCGCCGGTGCTTCGCCGCCTGTTGCTGCTGCCTTCAATGCCGCTGTACTCATGTTGATCTCCTTACTTCAATAAAAATGGTCTGGCGCCCGGTTTTGTGGTTGTGAATTTCTTTATGACCGAATCAACGTCTGCCGGTGAAATTACAGTGTGTAAAACGAGCTCATAAAATGCCTCTTTCCAATCTGTTTTACTGCTTGCTTTGTTGCTCTTCCACGTTGCAAGCTTCTGCCCGTTGTGCAGCAGCGCAGCAGCTTCACCCATGCGGGCCTTAATCATGGTTGAAAGCACCTCATAACTCGCTTCTGCTGCCTTCAGTTCTGATTTCTTGCTCGATGCCTGTACTACCAGATCAATCAATTCCTGATCGGCTTCAAGCACTGCTCCTGAATCAATCTGATACAGACGCTTAATATCTTCGAAGCTGGTTGGTTCCGGTGCCTGCCGGTTCTGAATCCGCTCCCAAAAATCAATTTCTTTGCCGCGGATGATGTTGATCAGCTCTTCGTCGCGATCAACAATGTGCACGCGCAAATCATCCGCGCCTATCAACGCCGCAACGATGGTTTTGTTGCGACTGGTAACCATTTGCCCGTGCGCCACCTGAGACGTGTAATAAATTGGGATTTCGTCGGTGTCTTGCTCACCCCAATCTTTTGCAGAGAACGGGTGCACGGTTTTCATTTCACCGTTGATGTGCTGGCCATCAAGCATCAATTCCAGGTCAATCTCAGCCGCCAAAAATCCATAATCAGGATCGATATAACGCTGATTTCTGGTGATGATCTGCACGTCATGGCCGCGATCCTCAAGTTCATCCACCAGCATTTCAATCACAATCGGTTCCCAGCGTTTGCCTCGGTTAAAGATTTTTTGCTTGGCCGGCGTGATTTCTTCTTGATATTCGCCGGTCTTTTCTTGGTACAACTGAAATGCTGATTTCCACGGCGAAACACCTAAAATTGCAGCGGTGTCGCTCCCGCCGATGAATTTGCTTCTGTCATGCACCGCGGCATCTAGTAAAATTGCATTCATAACTTCCTCTCGTAATAATTTCTCTCATGCCGCCATCCGTCAGCCCATGCCCGGAATAATTCGGCTTCCATTTCCCGGTCATATGGATTGCTACTGCTTGGGTATCCACCGCCATAAGCCGCCGCGCCCAAATCAAAGGCAATATCAACCGGCGCTTGCTTTAGTAGTTGCTTAGTCATTTGTCAGCGACAAAGCAAAAAACAGCACGCAGATCGCGAAAACAGCATCAAATAATGATTTGAAATTCATGTTTTTCATCCTGTCAGCCCAACTTTTGAAACGGCGATTTTTAAATCCTCAAGCTTTCCGGCTCGCAGAATCAGCCCATCTGTTTCGTGATGAATCGTCATGCCGTTAATCAGCGCTTCGAGTACATTCACATCCTGCTGAATATTGATGTGTTCCAACGTATCCTCTGGAATCAATCCCTGCCGCTTTGTCAGCGACGCTTGCAGACATCCCAGTATTCTGGGAATATCAATCTGATATCCCCAATCCAGAACGAGATCATCAAGGTCACGCTGCAACGCATCGAATTTGTTTTCCCGGATGCGCAGCGCGACGATCTGCGGCGATAGTTTCATTACTGGCATATTCATTTGAACCCCCCTAATTCAGTTGTTCTTTGTGACTTTTCACAACAATCCTGTAATTCTCAAAATTAGCCGTGTATTCATGAATAATTCCCGGTGGCGTATCATCAAGAAGCAGAGAAACATGGGTTGCATAGTCTCTACGTAGCTCAAAATAAAACTCTTCAATTGGCATACCGGATTCTTCCGCCAGTGCAGCCAGCTTGCTGCTACTCATCTAATCACCTGCACAGTTATCAATCGCACGGGATTGGTTACTTTTGCCGCGGCATCAACCATCGCATGCCACGTTGATTGAAATATTCCGGAGTAGTGGTATCTGAAATCTTTTGTTATCACTTTCACTCTGCACTTGATCATTTTTCACCTCGCGCTGTTATTTGAATTCGTTCGCCTGGCTTCCACAGGCCCCACCGGGTGCACGGCTTAAGGAGGTAACCTTTCAACCTCACCTGCTTTCACGACTTATGGTGGTTAGTTGATGTTTGTAAATTTACCAAATGGTAATTAATGTGTCAATACCAAATGGTAAACTTTTTAAATTTCTTTTAGTCTAGGATTTTTGTTGTGCCGGGAATTATCAGTTTGCCGGTGCTGGCAAGGCGTTTATTGGTGAGTGGTTTGATGTCTGTTCAGATATGCTTTTTATCCACAATTGCCGTGGATGATGCTGTGGGAAAACGAGTTATGGATTTGATAGAAAAGGTTTTAGCTGGTTGGTGAAATTTCTTGCTAAAGTGCAAGAAATTATTTCTAAAGTTCTGGGACATCACGCCGATACTACAATTGCATTGCTTTCCTTATCAAAAGCAAACGGCCCCGTAGAGTGGATTCTTCCGCTCGGCGGGGTTTTTATTTGTATCTCAAAATTATTTTAAAAGCATTTAAATGCCCGCTTGGTGGGTTTTCTCTACGGGTATTTACAATTGCACTTAATTCATTGAATATCGGTGGAATCCTACAAACAGCAATCTTTATGCCAAGAAAAAAAAGAATAAGCTGACAGAATATATTTTTTGGTAATCCGTTTATGGTTTGGTTCGTTCTGAAATTTAACCTGAGAGGATTGTCATGCCAAAATATTCACATGCTTTTATCCCAGAGCCACATTCCGATGATCTTGTTTCGGAAACAATTGATCCTGTCGTTGCTTTAAACTTTATCAATGGCATCATTGATGGACGTTATCCGGACCTTGGCGGGCATCAGCAGCGGATGAGGAAAAATACGATTTCATTTGCTAGGCTAATCGGGTTGTCACTGGAAGAATCGGAGTTTCTTGCTATTGGTGCCGGTATGCACGATATTGGTAAGCTGCATATTAGTGACTACATCATAAACAAGCCATCGCAGTTGACCACCAGCGAGTTTTTGCTGATCCGGCAGCATGCTGAAATTGGCTGCAGGCTTTTGAGTCCACTGAACCTGGATCCGCGCATTACAGACATCGTTCTCTATCATCATGAAAATTATGACGGCAGCGGTTACCCGAAAGGTTTATCCGGGGATGAGATTCCTTTATTAGCGAGAGCTGTCAGGATTTTGGATTCCTACGATGCGCTGATTGAGAGCAGGCCGTACCACAAAGGAGTTGCAACGGATGAGGCATTGCTGATCATGCGGCGTGATTCGCAGCAATATGATCCGCATCTGCTTAAGCTATTCGGTGAAATTAAGTTTGCGGGTTGATAAATCAATTATTTGTGCGGAATATTTTCCTGCCTTCCGGCATGTGAAAGAAGAATCCCATGTAGAAATAGAATACCCTTACTAAAGTTATCGTTAAATTTTACGTAATTCTCATCACTTATTCTTTAAGATAAAGATGATGAATTTAACGCAAATCCAGTTATCCGATTTAAAAATAGGCCAGCCGTTACCGCATAATTTAGTAGACGAAAATCATGCAGTGCTGCGAGAGCGGGGTCATATATTTAAAACACCGGATGATTTGAGTAGTCTACCCGATAGAAAGATTTTCTTTCAATGCAAAGAAAATCGATTAAATCATGGCGAACAAAACGATAATGATCCGGCTTTGTTTGATTTTAATGGTATGCAGCTTAAAGTTGGTGACAAGCTGATGTTAAAACCGCAATCAAATGCAAGCAGTCTATGCTTTTCAAAGAATGGTGCTTGCATGGTGACTGTAATCGGATATATTCCTAACGTAATGTTGTTGGTTTCTTTACCGGCAAACGATCAAATGGTAGGGGCTCCATTTGTGGAAGGTGATCAGATGCAGGCCAATTTTTTTAATGGGAAAAATGCATTTAGCTTTAGAATTTTTGTCGATTATGTAATTAAACATCCCTTCAAATGTCTTTGTTTATCTTTTCCTAGACAAATCAAAGGTCAGACAATTCGGAAATCAAGAAGGATTAGAACCGAGATCAAAGCAAGGGCCAATGTAACCAATGCTCAAATTTTAATTACCAATCTGAGTATCAGCGGCGCGCAAATTACTTTGCAAGACGATTTGGGATTAAAGCTTAACGAGAAATTGGAGCTGTCGTTTGAATTGCAGTGTGAAGATCAGAATATTCCTATGTTATTAAATATGAATATAAAATCATCTAATGTTAAATCAAATTTGCTATTTTGCCACGGTGTTGAGTTTGCCAATCTAAACGCTGAACAAGTCTTTGCTTTGCGTAGTTTTGTGCATCAGGAGATTGTGAAGGATCCTACAGTTGTCATTTGAATTTGGAATTATTCAATTTATTGTTAGTTCAAGTTTTTAATCACCGAAAATCACTCATATATAAGCATAATCATTCAGGAGAATGCCGCTAAACAAAGTATATATATTTATGGATTTCTATTTCAGTTACTAAATCATCCGCTGCTTCATGAATATTTATAATGATTTCATCATTATGTGATTGAGTCTTGAAACTCGATTTGTCAGTATTGGCAGTTAGCTTTTGCCTGAAACTTATAATTTTTTTGGTGGGAATATTAAGAAACTTAAGAGGAGGGCGGTACAATGCGGTAGTAATTCTGTTTAATCTCCAGACCAATATGTCATAATTTTCATCATCAATACTGAATGACTTAGGAGCAATTAACGGCTCGATTGTTAGTTTCTGTATGCTAGAAGTAACGCCTCCGCTTTTTCTATATCTGCGTTGACTTCGATGTTTTCTTTGACCTTGTTCCCTAGCTTCTTTTCGTTTATTTGCGATTGATAATTGAATTGAGAGCCATCGTGTATGCTCTGCTAGTTTTTTCAAAAAGTGGCTCCGCTAGTGTGATCTTAAGATTCGGTGCTGGGTGATGTGATTTTGTTGATGCTATTATTTTTTCGTCAATTAAACGCATTTATATGCTTCCCGCCTTGCACTTGCAAGGCTCCGTTTCGCACCAGTCTGAGAGCATTGAAATTTTAGTCATCGTGGTTTGATTCTTTCTTTGTTGGGACTGCTGCCACTGCCTTAAATACACCAATCTTTGCGTGAAACTCTTCTTCGTCCATCGCGGCGATTTCTTTCATGAATTCCATCTTCTCCAGGCTGATGTTGGATAAATCTATCATTGGTTGTTCTGCATTCTCATCCTGATCAAACCAGCCCCTTTGGAGATTTAGTTTTTCCTCAATCAGCGTTTTCATGTCTTCGCCAATGCCTTTGCTTCCAGAGGCATATCTTGAAATAAGACTTGGAGATATGCCCAAAGCATTGGCCATAGCCACCTGAACCCCTTTAAATTGCTCAACTAGCAATTTATTAAACTTTTTGTTTCTATGTGGTTTCTTTTCGATAGCCATATTTGCATGATCAATTTTCATGACCAATAAGTAAATAACCACTTGGTATTGACATAAAGATTACCAATTGGTAAATTCTGGTTATGAATAAATTAAGACAGCACATAAATTCTTTATCTATTGATGAGCAAAATGAATTTGCTAGTTCATGCGGAACATCAATTAGTTACATAAGAAAAATACTCTCATCTAACGGTAAGCTATTTTTTGGGCCTGCTATTTGTAGCAGGATCGAACAAAGAACTAACTGTTTTGTAACACGTAAAGACTTGCGCCCCAACGACTGGCGAGAAATCTGGCCAGATCTAGCCACCCAAGAGTCAGCAAAGTCAGAGGAAGCGGCGTAGGAGTGCATGGTCATGTCAAATATCAATCCGGTCATTACTGAAATCCTTGTGCTGCCGACGATTAATTACGCAGAGGAGTATGCCCATTTGCGATTTCTCAGTTTGGTCGGCCAGGATCTGAATCAAAAGCAGCGGGAAAGATTTCAATTCCTGCACGGTATTGCCGTGCCTGCACAAGCATTCTCTCAAGGTGTTCATGCTCATATATCAAAGGTCAAAGGGAAAGATTAATGGTTAACGATAAGGAAACTATGCAAGACACAGGCTTTTCAGTGGCTGTTATGTCTTTCGACATATTCCCTGGCGGCGAGGTTGGCGAAATGCATTCGTGCCTCGGCGTCGACATTCAGATTGCGAGACCGGCACCAATCGGGAAACGTTTTGGGATCGATGACGGTGCGCACCACGATATGACCGGAGGCTGTCAATTCCTTCTCTCCATTTTCGGCTTTAAGCAGCCATTCACTGAAAGTGCCGGGGAGCTTATGGCTGTCGGACATGATCCCGAGGATGGCGTCGTAATCTTCCGCACGGTACCAGGCCATTCCGATGACTGATTTTTGTTTGTTCATGGTTTCTCCTTTACTGATAGTAGGTTGGTGGAGCTCCCTATTTTACCGGTATCGGAGAAACCTCCTTTTACTCAGCCGTGTCCGTCCGGTCAATGACGGGATATGCCGGAGAACCGGTGCTAAGACTCTCTCTTTGGCAGCTGTGGCCGTCCGTGATATGCGACCGCGGCTGCTTTTCTTTGTGAGGGTTACTGTAAAAGCAATGTATCAATAAAGAAACCACAGAAAAGGGGAAATGTTTGTGGATACACGAGGATCCTACACAAAGATGATCACAGCCTATCCGGGCGGATGGGCCGCTATGGCTGCGGCGCTGGGTATGACGAAAGATGCGCTGGAAAATCGGGTTTATGAGCGTAAAGGGCAACAGATAAACGTGCATACGGCGATGCAGTTGCAGGCATTCTCGCAAACAACTCTGTTTGCAGAGGCGATCAGCCATGAATCGGGCGGCATTTTCGTGAAGTTGCCGGAATTCGGTGAATGTGATCACGAAGAGTTGCTCGGCAAATTCAATCAGCTTTATGCGGAGCTTGGCCAGTTATCGGAGAAATTCAGTCACCATACCCAAGATGGCAGGATCGACCGGCGCGAGAAAAAAGACCTGACCGATACCAGCCAGCAGATTCATAGGACTGTGCAGGAATTGATGATCCTTACTTTTGCGATTTATTGTCCGCGCGACGAGGGGAGTGAGAGTTGAATGAGCTGGCTCTTTTCACAAGCGCTGGTGGCTGAAATGGCATGGAATCAATTGAATTGGTGATGAAATGAGTAATCAGTCAACTATCGGCACATCAACAATCCTAAATGTCCACTGCGTGGAGTACATGCGCACGTTACCTGATAAGTTTTTTGATCTGGCAGTTACGGATCCGCCGTATTTTGATGGTCCAAACCTTCCTGGTTATTACGGCAAAGGATATTCCAGCATTGGTGTAAAGCGCGCTCAATATTACGGAGAATGCAAACACTGGGAAGTACCAGGCAAGGATTATTTTCTTGAGCTGCGGCGTGTGAGCAAAAACCAGATTATTTGGGGTGCAAATCATTTTGCTGGCGCATTTGATTCAAGTTCACATTGCTGGATCGTTTGGGATAAAGACAACGGGAAATCAACATTCGCAGATGCCGAATTGGCATATACCTCATTCGATCGGGCGGTAAGAATTTTCAAATATATGTGGAACGGCATGCACCAGGGTGGTTTCGGTGGCAATGTTCGCAAAAATGATAAGCGCATTCACCCAACACAAAAGCCAGTACCCCTCTACGAATGGATTCTACTCAACTACGCAGAGCCCGGACAGAAGATACTCGATACACACCTGGGATCAGGATCAAGCGCTATAGCCGCAAACAATATGGGCTTTGAGTTTGTTGGATGTGAGATAGATCAGCATTATTTCAATGCAGCATGCCAGCGTATTTCTGAGCACGCAAAGCAAGAAAGGTTGTTTGCGTAATGATTATTGTGATCGATCAATTGAACAAATACAAAAATACAAATGAGAATCATTTGCATTTGAGATTTGTTTCAGGTAATATACAAATCATTCATCTTCATAAGTTGAATATACCGCACCAGTCAGCGCGTACCTTTGCGCGTAGCCGGATGATTGGACGTGTCGTAGTTGTATGTTTCCCCCCCAGTACATCGCCATGTTTCTCTTCCTTCTCTAGGTGTACTGGGTTCTTTGCGGGCGACTATCACATGAATCTGGCAATCGTTATCAATCGGGATAACTTTGCCGGATGCTTCTTGAAATATTTCTATTACCGCTTTTTCAAGCGGATCGGCGGTTTTCTGGGTGGCGGCAATGCGCATCGCACAATCGGCGATATCGCGCAAACGGCCGGTATCTCCAGCGGTTTTCATATCGCTCACGATTTTCTTGAATTGCCGGGGATCCGGTATGCCCAGTCTCTTCAGCATACGCTCCAATTGATCATCTTCCAGAACAATGTCCGGGCGGCGGCGCTTCAGGTAGCCAGCCATGATATCGCGTTCTGTTTTCAGCATGCGGCGATCGGTGCAGCAGAGAAATCCCAAAAGATAAAGCGCCATCATTTCATGACCGATGTTTTGCCATGTTTTATGAATGGCAAGATCGTCGAAGCTGGCGATGGCATGCTGCGCGAGGTCGTTGATGAATTTCCCCGTGTTGAGGTCAACGGCGCGATTAATCCGGTGATTGGAGAACGAACGGCGGCTGGCGTGCAGGTGGCAGTAGGCGTCGACAATAAACTTTCCATTATTCTCATACGCACGGCTGACGCTGATGTTGCGGTTGGTGGTTATGCCGTTGCGGTTGGTGTAGGTGATGTTGTAGTTGCCGCTGGCGGGAAGGAGTTTTGCACCGGCAAAGTTAAATTTTCCGATGAAGTCATCGCAGGTGTATTCCGGCATTACGACTCGAAGTTGCATTCCGGTTGCCGGGTACTCTTGATCTGGTTCTTGGGGAGGTGTCTGCCGGACGATCTTCCAGGCTCTTACGAATACCCAGTAAAAGGAGAATACGACTGTAATGACAGCCAGTACAGTAATAATTTTTTCCATCGTGACAACTTATGTGTTACTAGAAAATCAGCACAGTACAATAAAACAGAATTGTTTACAAATCATGACAATCTGGATTATTCTTCGGAAATCACATCAAGGATATTGACTAAGGTCAATTTCATCAAAGAGATTGTAAAAAACAGCCGGAATTTTGCCCGGCTGTTTCTTTTACGCTTCGATGGATTTTCGATTTACGAGCGGACTGGGCAGGGAGCCAAAAGGCTCTCCGGCGCCTTACCGGAAGACCAACTTGTTCTGTTCCGCTCTTCTTGTTGCAGGTTATTCCTGGATGGCTTAATCGCCGTTTATTCCGCCGTTGCTGATTCAGTCAGATCCCGCGTCGCCTCTTCGATTATAGCTTCGGATACGCCATGTTTTTTTAGCGCTTCGATCAAGCGCGCTGTTGACATGCCGGAATACCGCTCTTCATCTTTGCGCAATCCTTCGCTGATGTACGATTTCAATAGTGTCTGGTATCCGGAAAACCCTTTGTGCGGGGCAATTTCTTTCATGGATTCCACTACATCAACCGGGATACGCAGTGTAATAGATGTCATCGGGCGGTCATTTTTCAGCCGTTTTTTTAAGCGATCAGAGAGCATAGCTAGATTCCTCCTTAGGGCAAGCGCGGCGCGCGGAAATGATGCGAATGTACGATTCCTCGATTTCAATGTGAACCACGTAGAGCAAGCGCCCGGCCAAATCGAAACCGATAGCGGCGTGGCGTGCTTCATCGTTACGGGAAGCGTTAACCAATACAAACAATGGATCGGAGAAGACCGTAGCGGCTTCTTCGAAGCGAATGCCATGTTTATGCAGGTTTGCATCTGCCTTGTCGCTATCCCACACGAACAAATCGCCATTGCGCTCGTAATAAATATCCATAACGGCCATTCTATCATATGTATTTACATTGTTAATACTGTTGACAAGCCAGCCGCTCGGGCTTATCCTTTCTCTGCCACGGCAAAATCCGTGGCCGGGTGTGGAAGCCTGAATGATCGCGGTGATGAGCCGCAAACTGTGTGTGATGCGGCTTTTTTATTGTCTGATGTTGCTCTCTATGGGCGGGCTGGACAGGGAGCCGCAAGGCTCGCCGGTGCGATCCCGGTCTTCCAACCTGTTCAGTTCCGCCCACCACGTTTGGAAGCGTGGGAAGCGGTTCCTAAAACGAACTGGAGATCGCATACCATGACAGAATTAACCATTCTCACGACCAAAATTCGTCAACTCGACGGACTTTATTCCCTCAACGATTTACACAAAGCTGCTGGCGGTAAAGATAGTTACAAGACTGCCAATTTCATGCGTCTTGATAGCACGCAGGCGCTGATCGCAGAAATCCAAAGCTCAGAAATGAGCCTTGCAGAAAGAACCATTCACGGTGGCCCCAATCGCGGCACCTACGTCTGCCGCGAACTGGTAATCGCCTACGCCGCCTGGATCAGTGCAGCATTCCATTTGCAAGTTATCCGGGTGTTTTTGTCGCAGCCAAACCCAAAACAAAAGTCACTTCCGCTGCAACCGGCAGAACCACCTAAACGCTACAACTACCCGCGCAAGCTACTCGAACAATCCGGCTTTGTATCGGCGGATGGTAAATGCCCAGCCAGGCTCAATATGTCCATGTTGGCGAATACCAAGGCGTTCATTTCCCCATTAATGCACTTGCTCAACGAAATGCGGGCAGATGGACACGACGTTTCCGCACCCTGGGATGAATTCATTGCCATGCGCGAGGCGCTCATAGCAGCAGATAAAGCATTGGAAAAGATTTATATTGAAGCGTTGCAAGTTAATTTCAGATCGGCTAGTACGGCGGGGAATAAATAATTTAACAGGAAGAATGTCATGACAAAAGACGAATATTTCATGCTGTTGGGAAAACACAAGCACGCCATGATCGAGTTGGCCAAGGCATCGCGTGAATCGATGCGTGCTTATGATGATGTGCAGTCATGGGCGAATGGCTTGCTTATCAACAAGCTGGATGAGCAATACGCAGCCCGCGGCCATGCGCTGATCGATCGTTTGCTGGAAAGCAAACAGATGGAAGGTTACTGGAAAGCGGAAGAAATGCGTTTGCTGAAAGCATTGGATGAGCAGGCTAATCAACCTTTGGAATAAATAAATTGCATTACTACCAGTTCAACATCGCCGACTATCAAAGCCACACGAAGCACTTAACGCCTATCGAAGATATTTGCTATCGGAGGTTGTTGGATTGGCAATATTTGCACGAAAAACCGATTCCCAATGACATGAAGTCAATGTGCAGGTTATTGGTGTTAAAAGACTACCAGGAAGATGTAGAACAGATTCTAAATGAATTTTTTGTTTTAACTGATGATGGCTGGATAAACCAACGGGCGTTTGACGAAATTCAGTCATATATTTTTCAGGAAGAAAACAATCAATTACGTGAAGATGGTGAGAAGAATCGGATAAGAAGGCATCGCGAAGAAAGAAAAAAATTATTTGCTGATTTGCGCGAAGCGGGGGTAGTGCCTAAATGGGATATTTTGATGGGGCCGCTCAGGGAATTGCATAAACAGCACTGTAACAAGACCAAAACGGGAAACGTTGATACCTGTAACGCACCTGTAACGGAACAGGAACGCGCCTGTAACGCACCTGCAATGGCTATAACCAATAACCAAGAACCATTAACCAATAACCATAAACCAGAAGATATAACACACACTGTCTATCCCTCCCAACAGAGTAGGGAGCCAACCCCAGCGGCAAGCGTGTGCCTCGAACTCAAAAAAATCGGAATTATTGACCTAAACCCGGCACATCCGAAGCTTTTGATGTTGATCGAAGCCGGTGCGACGATTGATGAATTCATGCACGCTGCCCGTACCGCGAAGGACAAGGGCAAGGGCTTTGCGTACGTTCTCGGGATCGTGAAAAGCCAGCGGGCCGAGGCTGCGCAGGCAAAGGGCAAGGTGCTGCAAGGCACGATTCCAAAACAGAAAAAATGGAAGAAATTCAGTGGCTTTGATTATGTCAATGGAGGCGATGGTTATGGAAACAAACGAGAGCAATGCGATGACGACAGCAGAACAATCGAAGGTCATTTGGTTAACGACATCCCCTAGATTCAAAAATAAAAAACCGATTGATTATCTGTTTGAAAGGCTGGATTTGCTTTATCCGAAGCGGTGGCGAGATCAGTTTGAGTCACCCGGTCAAATGGAATCATGGAGGCAGTGCTGGGGCGAAGAATTAGATGAGCAAGGAATAACATTCGAAGAGGTTAAGCAAGGCTTAAAACGGTGCATCACAATGTACGATTGGCCGCCGTCATTTCCAGAGTTTATCAAGGCCTGTCGCCCGTCAATTGACTATGAGCGCGCATTCCTTGAAGCAGTTGAGCAAATGCGGTTACGCGATAACAGCAAGGATCGATGGAGCAATCCGGCGATTTATTGGGCGGCGGTAAAACTCGGAAGTGATCTGAAAAATAACCCGTATCAATCGATAAAAGTACGGTGGAAAGAGGCTTTGGATAAGACGATAGAGGAGGTTAGATCGGGAATTTTTCCTTCTACTATTCCACCCAGGTTAACCGCCTTGCCTTCTCCAGGAAGATCATCAGTTTCGCAGGAAGAAGCCAAGAAAAGGTTCGCAGAGATTCATGAAATCCTGAGCCGGAAAGTGGTTGGAAAGACGGAAGGCGGGGGTGCGTAGTGAGCGGGAAAAATACCGGCAACCGACATTGGATGAAGCCATTGACTGGATTAAGCGGTCGATCACCCGGGAGTACTGCGTCAAGTGCATCGAGACATGGCGTAGTTTATACGGCGATGCGTTTGCTGATGCGGTTTTGGAAAGGGTAAAAGCAGAATGGAAAAACAAGAAATGAATGAAGTTCAGTTTGTTGTTCCGGGGTTGCCAAAAGGGAAAGGCAGGCACAGAAGTGCTCCGCTCATGCGCAATGGAAAGCCGGTTATCGGTAAAGGTGGGAGGCCTATCATCATTCACCACAGCGACCCAAAGACGGTTAAATACGAAAATCTGGTCGCTCTTTCCGCTCAGACTGCAATGGTAGGAAAGGGATTGATTTCGGGCGCTGTTTTTTTGGAGCTGGATATCAGATTGCCTATACCAAAATCATGGCCGGTTAAAAAGAAAGACCTGGCTATTAAAGGCCTTGTCGGTGCTACGAAAAAACCGGATGTCGATAACTTGGAAAAATCAGTATGTGACGGAATGAACGGCGTTGTATGGGATGACGATGTCCAAGTCGTTCAAGTTGCCAAGAAAAAACGATTTGCCGATGTGCCAGGTGTTGTTGTGATTGTGCGTGAACTGGATTTGCTGCCGGCATGATGGAAAAAGAGATCCCCTCACGTTTGATGTTTCGCGATCCGCTGCAAATCATGCTGGCCAATGAAGCCAGAACGTGCAGGGGTTGTATTCATCAGCACACTGAGCATGCTTTCGGTGCGGATGTGATCATTTGCACCAAGTCCGACGAAAACGGCAGACGCCGCAACCATGGGCGCAGATGCAGAGACTACAAGGAAACCGCATGAATCAGGCTATGTTTCGCTCAACTTCGCAGGCACTACATTTCGCCTTTATGATCCAGGCGTATGAGGTATCCGTCGAAAACATCATGTCCAAGGCAATCCGCGCCATCATGAAGGAGCTGGGGATATGGAATGAAGGCGATCCTTCCACCGTGGATTTCAGCGGATTGTCTCCCCTGGAAATCCGCGGCCAGTGCGCCATGATCCGCGCAATCGTGCGCGACAGACTGCCCGGCCCGGAAGCGTGGGAGATCCAGGCGCGCTATGGGGTGAATGAAACTACAACGATCGATGGTAAAAAACGCTTCGTTTTCTCGCGCGAGCGCCAAGAAGCAATCATGAGCCTGGGCGATTGGATGGCGCCGTCATTCCCGAATTTCAACCCGCTGGCGGTTGATATTTTGATCGCCAAAGCGGTCGGTGCTTTGAACAAAAAACAGTCGAACGGCATTACTTCCCGTGAAATGGCGGAACTGTTTGGGTTGGATCAGAGTACATACCGTCATGCATTGAAGCGGGTTAGTGAAAAACTGATTGGGCTTGAAAGCCGGGCGATTGATACTCTGACGCCGGAGTTTGAGCGGGATGGGGTGGTTTTATGTTCGTCAACACTATGCGCTTGATAATCTCGATCAATCACGTCCCTTTTTGCATAGGGTCAAAGATAAAGAATGATTCTGCACCGCAATCATTGCATGTGTATTTAGCTTCTTTAACTCCGAGAATGCCATGGGTTTCGTGCGGTCTGCTGCCGATTCTTTTTAACTTGTTTGACCCGCAATTTTCACAAGAATAATTCTGAGGATTTGAACTATGGAAATACTGCAATTGCTCCTTAAGTGCGCTGTTTTCGAGCTTAAGATTCTGATTTTCAGAATCAAGCTCACTTACTTTTTTAATCGTAGACGCAATGTCATTTCTGCATACGAGAAGCTCGTTTTCGAGAGCAACGCATTGATCCTTGAGAAGCAGAAGACGCTCTCTCAGTATGGCAGCAGATCCATGTTCGTTAATGAGTTTTTCAATGAGGTCGATGATGGCCATAAGAAAAGAATCCTGAGTGAGTTTTGGGCAAAGAATGATCGTGATTGAAGCCTACAACAATCCGATTTTGTTGACAAATTCAGCCGCACGGGCTTATTCTCTCTTTACCACGAAAAAAACGTGGTCTGGATTGGCATCCTGAAAGAGGCGGCAGATAGCCGTCAGCGTTTTGTTGAGCGGCTTTTTTTGTGTCTCAGTGCGTCTGCTTATGGGTGGGCTGAGCAGGGGCCGCAAGGCCGCTGGTGCCTCACCAGTATGCCAACCTGTTCAGTTCCGCCCACCTCGATTGGCATCGGGAGTGGCGGTTCGTTTAACGAACTTGAGGCACATATCATGACAAATACCCCTTTAGTACCGGTATTTACCGGCACCCTCAGTAATCAATCCGTTCAACTTTGCAATGCTCGTGATTTGCATCATTCATTGGAGTCACAGCAACAATTCTCGGATTGGATCAAACACCGCATTAACCAATACGGTTTTATTGATGGCGAGGACTATTTCATAAATTTATGTAATAGGTCTGACGGCAAGGCAGGCAAGCGCCGCACCGAATACCATCTCACCTTGGATATGGCCAAAGAACTGGCTATGGTCGAGAACAACGACAAAGGCCGCCAGATTCGACGGTATTTCATCTCGCTGGAACGAAAAACACCCAAAGCACTACCAGCCCCAGAACCCAAACGTTACAACTATCCGCGAAAACTACTCGAACAATCCGGCTTTGTCTCCGCGAATGGTAAGCACCCGGCCAGGCTCAACATGTCCATGCTGGCGAATACCAAAGCATTTATCTCACCCCTGATGCACTTACTCAACGAAATGCGAGCAGACGGCCACGACGTATCCGCACCCTGGGATGAATTCATTGCCATGCGAGAGGCGCTCATCGCAGCGGATAAAGCATTGGAAAAGATTTACATGGAAGCGCTGCAAGTTAACTTCAGGTCAGCCAGTGTGGCGGGGAATAAATAGTTGCTTTTATTATCCGATTCCCCCGTGGTATTGCCACGGGGTTGTTTATTTATAATTTTTATGCTTGAAACTCTTCACGAAACACAGTATATTTTCCCCATTCTCGAAGTAATTGCATCCAAGAAGCTCGCAGGTTAAAACCCCCGGGCTTTTTTGTTTTCCAGCACCTCGCTTTGCCTTATGGCCAGCGGGGTGTTTTGTTTTGTGCAGAAGCCCACAAAATCTGCGGATCAAACAGGCTATGGCTTGGACTCTAAGGGATTGTGCGGTGTTGTCCAGAGCTTTGCGGGTTAGATGTGCAGAATATCCGCCGGGGACCCTGGGGTTTAAAACAAGGTGCGGGGTGGCGTACCCGCGATATTTCGCTAGTTTCAGGTTTTTCCCTGGGTTTCGTTTCGTTTCAACCTCATGAGCACTGCCTCCGTCGATACCATAGCCAAACTGCTGGATATGACGCCCCGGCGCGTTCAGCAGCTTGCCAACGAGGGAATCATTCCGAAGCCGAAAGACCGGGGACAATACGAAATTGTCCCGTGTGTCGTGGGTTACATAAAGCACATTAAAGGAATGCTGAACGGCGAAGCCGGGGATCTGGCATCCGAAAAAACGCGCCTGACCAGGGCACAAGCCGAAAAAACAGAAATCGAAACCGCTAGATTGAAAGGCGAACTGGTATCTCTGGCCGATGCCGAACGCGGCTGGTCGTCTTTAGTAGGCGCATTTCGCGCCAAGATGCTGACATTGCCGCCGCGAGCCTCGCCAGTCATATTGAACAAGAGAGAAAGGGAAGTAGAGCAAATTCTGACCGATATGGTTTACGAAGCGCTGGCCGAGCTTTCCAACTGGAAGCCCGATGATGACGAAGATGCTGAAACAAGCCTTGTCCCGGGTAGCGGCGATAGCGGCACCTCCGCCAGCGATATCGATCAGTCAATGGGCTGAACAAAGGCTTTATCTATCGCCTGAAGATAGCGCGGAACCGGGAAAATACACCTCAGCGCGCGCACCTTACCAGCGCGGCATCATGGATGCATTTCACGAAGAAGGTGCTGAAGAAATCACCGTCATGTCATCCGCTCAAGTCGGCAAGACACTGATATTCAAAGCCATCATCGGGTATCACATCGATGTCGATCCGGCGCCCATTCTAGTGGTGCAGCCAACCGTCGAGATGGGCGAAACCTTCTCGAAGGATCGCCTGGCGCCGATGATTCGCGACACGCCGGTACTGCGCGACAAAGTTAAGGACGCAAAAAGCCGGGATACTGGCAATACCATCCAGAAAAAGAATTTTCCCGGCGGGCATGTCACGATGATCGGTGCCAATGCACCAGCGGCACTTGCAAGCAGACCGATTCGCATTGTTTTATGCGACGAGGTGGACAGATACCCGCCGTCAGCCGGTACCGAAGGCGATCCAGTCAACCTGGCAAGAAAAAGAACAATTACCTATCGTTCCCGCAGGCGTATAGGTCTCTTTTCGACGCCGACGATCAAAGGTAAAAGTCGCATCGAGCGCGCGTGGAAACGAAGCGATCAGCGGCGCTATTACATGCCATGCCCGCATTGCGGCCATTCTCACGTTTATAAATGGGAAAACATCTCGATCATTGACGATGATCCGATCACGGCGAAGCTATCCTGCCCATCCTGCGGCGGCCTGATCGAAGACTTTCACAAGCCCGCAATGCTGGAAGCCGGGAAATGGATCAAGGAAAACCCGGAAAGCAAGCGACCTGGCTTTCACATCAACGAATTGTATTCGCCCTGGCGATCTTTCGCTGATGTTGCAGCCGATTTTTACGCCGCAAAAGGAAATCCTCAGGAGGAAAAGACCTGGTGGAATACCTCGATGGGCGAGCCCTACGAGGAAAGCGGAGAACTTGCGGATGCCGATGAACTGGCAAAGCGGCGTGAAAATTATGACGCCGATACTCTGCCATCCGGTGCACTAACCGTGACATTCGGCGCCGATGTTCAAAAAGACCGCATAGAAATCGAGTTTGTTGCCTGGGGTGCGGGTGAAGAATCCTGGGGTATTGAACCGGTTGTGCTTTCCGGAAATCCGGCTGAGCAGGAAATCTGGAAAGAGCTGGATGAGTTGCTGATTACAGCACGGTTTAAAACAGAAGATGGCCGGGTGTTGCGTGTTGCGGCCGGTTGTATTGATTCCGGCGGTCATCATGTTCAAGAAGTATATGAATTCTGCACGCCGCGTGCGGCCCGGAATATCTGGGCGATAAAAGGGCAATTCGGCCCGCGTCCGATCTGGCCGAGAAGGCAATCAAAATCGAAGAAATATCGCGGGCATGTGGTGCGGATGATCGGGGTAGACACGGCCAAGGATACGATTTACGCCCGCTGGAAAGTTGCGGAAGGTAAGCCCGGATACTGTCATTTCTCATCAGCCTATGACGAAATCTGGTTTTCTCAGGCCACGGTCGAGAAGCGGGTTACCAGAATAGACAAACGCGGTAATGAAGTACGTTCATGGGAAAAACCATCCGGTGCGCGTAATGAAGGGTTTGACTGCCGGGTTTATGCCTATGCCGCTCTCCATGGATTAAAAATCGAACGGCGTATGGTTCTTGTGCGGCGCTTAGTGGAATCGGTGGATATTGTAGAGCAACCGCAGCCGGAAGAAAAAAAGGCTGCAACCGCAGTGCAATTGCCGCCATCTCCACAGCCGCCACCTTCAGTAAAAATCTCGGAGGCGCGAAGGCCAGCGACACGGACGCGGCGGACAATGCAATCAGGTTACTTAAGACGCCGGTAAAAAAATGACTATTACACAAAGCGATATAGACAAAATCAACCAAGCGATTGCTAAAGGAGAGCATATCGTAAGGTTCGCCGATCGAATGGTGGAATATCGTTCCGTGGATGAACTCATAAAAGCGAGAAACGCAATGGCCGCCGAGTTGGCCAAGGCGCAGGTTTGTTCTGCCATCGCGCTTAAAGAACAGCTATGACGCCGCCGGATCGGGGAGAAGATCAAGGTCGATCAATGCCCCCGATAGCGGACCTACCGCAGCATCAATTACCGGATTAAACATTCTCCGCCGCCGTTCGCATGCGGCTGTCCGGAATAACCCGTATGCATTTTCGGCAATAGACCGGCTGGTATCCAACACCATCGGAACGGGGATCGTACCCAAGCCGCAACACAAACAAAAAGAAATCCGTATTGCCAGGCAGCCATTGTGGGATGACTGGGGCGAAGAAGCCGATGCTGACGGCGTGACCGATATTTATGGATTGCAGGCACTGTCGTGCAGAGCAGGATACGAATCCGGTGAATGCTTTATCAGAATACGCATCCGTCGGCCAGAAGACGGATTGACTGTGCCGATGCAGCTGCAAGCTCTGGAATCCGAGTTTGTTCCTTACGACAAAAACGAGCTGTTGAAAAACGGCAACCGGATCATGGCCGGCATCGAATTCAATGCAATCGGCCAGCGTGTTGCTTACTGGATGTATCCCAATCATCCCGGTGACGGACGGATAATACCAGCCGCGGCAAGCAACATACCGGTTCGCGTTCCTGCGAATCAAGTGCTGCATATTTTTGAACCGCTTCGCCCAGGACAGATTCGCGGTGTGCCCATACTGGCACCGGTTCTTGCGAAACTGACCGCGCTGGATGAATTTGATGACGCAGTGCTGTTCAGGCAGGAAGTTTCAAATTTATTCGCCGGATTCATCACAAAACCAGCTCCGGAAGATCCGGTAATTGATCCGGTAACCGGACAAGTGGTCGAGACGGATCGGGATGGCTTTACGCCAATGGTCGGCCTGGAACCCGGAATCATGCAGGAATTGCTACCGGGTGAAGAGGTAAATTTCTCCGATCCGCCCGACGCCGGGAACACCTACCCAGATTTCATGCGCCAGCAACTTCAGGCAGCGGCGGCAGGCGCCGGATTACCTTACGAGGTACTGACCGGTGACCTGCGCGAAGTCAATGATCGCGTCATCCGAGTTGTACTCAATGAATTCCGTCGCCGCATCGAGCAGCGTCAGTTCGGCGTTTACGTTCATCAACTATGCCGTCCGGTGCGTGCCGCCTGGCTTGATCTGGCGGTGTTGTCCGGTGCGATTGATCTACCGGATTACAACAATAAGCGGCGTGAATATTTACGCACGCGCTGGATTCCGCAGGGATGGGCTTATATCCACCCGCTGCAGGATGTGCAGACCAAACGGCTGGAAGTACGCGCCGGATTCAAATCGCGTTCAGAAGTTGCACTCTCGCAGGGTTATGACACTGAAACCATCGATGCGGAAAATCAAGCGGATAACGATCGCTCCGACCAGCTCGGTTTGGCCTATGACTCCGATGCACGCAGCCGCGACAACGCCGGAGAACCTACTTCCCAAGGAGAGGAAAATAAACCATGACGACTCCCACCAATAACAAGATCGCTTCAGAAAGCAGGACGTGGTACAGCATCAAAGCAAAAGCCGGTGATTCAATCGAGGTTTTTATTTACGACGAAATCGGTTTGTGGGGCATTACTGCCAGTAATTTTGTGCGTGACTTGAAAGCAGCTGACGATGGCAATTCAGCGGTAGTGGTTTCGATTAACAGCCCGGGCGGGGATTTGTTCGACGGATTTGCTATTCACAACACGCTGGTTCGGCTTGGCGACCGCTGCACCGCCCGTATTGATGGGGTGGCGGCCTCATCCGCCAGCGTTATCGCTTGCGGTGCTAGTCAGGTTGTTATCGCCAGTAACGCCATGATGATGATTCACAACCCTTCAACCTTTGCCTACGGCACTGCCGAAGACCTGCGCAAAACTGCCGACATGGTGGATAAAGCACGAGACGGGATTCTTGCATCCTATCGCCGCAAGGCTCCTTCTATTGATGATGCCGAGCTGATCCGGATGCTCGATGATGAAACCTGGCTAACAGCCGAGGAAGCCGTTGCTTTGGGATTTGCCGATACGATTGGTGAAAAAGCGTCACTACAAGCCTGCGCAGGTTCGACGGGCATCTTGGCGCGATTCAAACATACACCAAAAGCGATATTGGAAGCAGCCAGCACATCCGATCAGACTGCGGAAGAACCCGAAAAAACCGAGGAAACGGAACAATCCGGTACCGGACAGGAAACACCACAAACAGAAGAAACTTCGGAAACACCGACAGCACCAGCGCCGGATCACTCCGACGTCACAGCCAGATCGGCAGCTGCCCTGGTTGATGCTTGCGTTTCCGCTGGAATGCCTGAAATTGCCAAGCACCTACTCAAGAATGTATCCCTAAACGATGAAGCAGCCGTGGCAGCAGAGGCAAATCGCGTTAGCGACATTAAAAACCTGTGCATCACAGCAAAATTGCCGGAACTGGCTTCTGGCTACGTGATAGCTGGCTTATCCGCTGAGGCGGCTCGCTCGCGCTTATTTGCACTGATCGTTGCTGAAAGCGAAGGCACCGTAATCGACAACAAGGAACCGACCGGAGATAAAGAAATGCCGGACGAAAATCACAGCCCATCGCAGTTGAAAGCGCGAGCAATTCTCAATGATTACAAACGAGCAACCGGCAAAAAATAGGAGGACATCATGCCAATAGCAGGAAAAACAACCGAAACGTATACACCGGGTAATTACATTGCCGGTTCCACGCCTGAGATTGCGACGGAATCCGGCACGCTGGTATCCGGCCAAAATCTTGCCGATCGCGCAGTGCTGGGACGTATCGACGCCAGTAAGAAACTGACGCTGTGCAATCCCGGTGCAAGCGATGGGTCGCAAACCCCGGTCGGGATATTGGTTCATGCAACCGATGCATCATCGGGCGATAAAACCATTCAGTTCTACAAAGCAGGCTGCTTTTTTGCGGATGCGCTGGTGTGGCATGCCGGGTTTGATAGCACCGCCAAGAAATTGTCGGCCTTTGACCGCGCAGCTATCTCGATTCGTTAATTCTGGAGAAACATAAATGACCGTTACTTACGATACTGACACGCTGCTGGGCGTTATGAACAGCTTGGATTCGGACGATACATTTCTATTGGATTTGTTCTTTCCGAACGTTGTAACTTTCGACACTTCTTCGATCAGCTTCGATAAGGTGGATGACGATGGAAGGTTGGCCCCGTATGTATCTCCTATGGTTGCCGGTAAAGTGATGAAATCCAAAGGGCAAGTGCAAAAGAAATTTACCCCGGCATACCTGAAACCGAAAGATGTTGTCGATCCGGAACGCGTATTGATTCGCCGCGCAGGTGAAGAAGTCGGTGGAAGAATGTCGCCGGAACAACGCCGCAATGCAATCGTTGCGGATATTCTACTTGAGCAACGCCGGAAAATCAGACGGCGCCTGGAACACATGGCGGTACAAGTGCTGCTGCAAGGAAAGATAACCGTTTCCGGTGAAGATTACCCTACCGTTGAAGTCGATTACGAACGCGCTTCAGGCAATACCATCGCGCTGACACTCGGAGCCCGCTGGGGTGAAGCAACCGCAACTCCGCTTGACGATATTGAAGCTTGGGGTGCGTTGTCAGAAGCACCGATTAATACGCTGGTGATGGACCGTCAGGCATACCGGAATTTTGTAAAAAACGCCGATGTGCAAAAGCTTTTGGATGGCCGCAGAAACTCGCGCAGCGAGTTGGAAACAGGTCCGAACAACGGTCGCTTGTTCAGCTACAAAGGCACGCTTGGTAGCGACATCGAAGTTTGGGTCTACAGCGGTTATTACCGCGATGAATCCGGCAACAAGGTCAATTACCTGCCAGCCAACACCGTGATTGCAGGAAGTGCAGCAATTGACGGCGTGCGGGCATTCGGTGCGATCTTGGATCCGATCGCCGGTTACCAGGCGCTGGAAATGTTCCCGAAAAACTGGATCAGCGAAGATCCGGCAGCGGAATTCATCATGACCCAATCCGCGCCGCTGATTATCCCGCGCCGTCCTAACGCCAGCATTGCTGTGACTGTTCGTTAATTTCCCACCAAGAGGCAATCGATCATGAAAATAATTGCTGCAGTTACCATCATCGGCAAGAATCGCGAATCGTTCGAACCCGGATCAGAACTTGATTTACCGAAGCCAGACGCCGAATCCCTGATTGAACGGGGGCTGGCAAAGTTGCCGGAACCGGAATCCGTCAAGAGTAAGAAGCAGGATCATGAAGGCGATGATCAGGATTCCGGAGGAAATGAAGATCCCGTCACTTAACCAATGAGCGCCTTTCGTGATCTGATGGCCGAAATGGATTCGGTCATTTTTGAAACACTGACCGACGACGTGACTATCAATGGTTTGCCGGTTAAAGGCATGTTTTCAGCGCCGTGGCTTGGGCCGCAAATCGGTCACCTGAATACTGGCCTCGTGGAGCCGCAGGTGGTTGTGAGAAATGCGGATGCGGCAGGCGTAGAAAAGGGCGACCCGGTCACGGCGGAAGGCGGAAGTTATGTCGTCGTGCGCGTAGAACCGGATGGCTCGGGCGTTACAGCGCTGATCTTGAGGCCGGAAGCATGAGCGAAACGCTGAAAGTTGAGATTGATGCCAGCGCAGCGCTGGATGCGATGCGCGAGCTTTCGCCGGAAATGATGGATCGCGCATGGCGCAGGGCACTGCGCAAAACGGGTGTATGGATCAAAAGCCAAACTGCAAAGGCGGTTTCCAAAGAAACCAAGATTCCGCAGAAAGTATTGCGGGCGCGTATCAATTATTACAGCAAGTGGAATGCAACCGGCAAGGTATGGCTCGGACTTAACCCGCTGGAGGCGCACAAGATTGCGTATGGTCAGGCGCACAATGCTGGTAAGGGCGTGACAGTGGGAAGAAATAGATTCCCCGGTGCATGGATGATGCCGGTGTATGCCGGAAAGTCCGGTCAGCGCCGCTACACTGGAAAAGAGATTGTCATGCAGCGCATTGGAAAAAGTAGGCTGCCCATTGAAAAAGTGATGTTCGATTGGGAACAATCAGGCAGAAAATCATTGGAAATCGTTTCTGAGCGAGTAAAAGAACGCTTAATGGTGATCCTCGAACAAGAAGTTAACTACGAAATCCAAAAAGCTATTGGGAACGCAAAATGAAACGCGATTGGGATTTGGTGCGGCAGATTCTGCTTAATCTTGAAGAAGCCAGCGCGCCGCTATATTCGGATGCAATTGATGGTTGCGATCCTGCCTTAGTTTCCTATCACTATCGGATTCTGGGCGAATCAGGGTTGATTGAAGCGCATTGCCGTGGTGATGGGCCCAATGCATGTATTGCATTACGGCTGACGTGGTCAGGGCATGAACTTCTGGACACCATGCGCAGCCAACGTGCATGGCAAAAGCTACGCTCGATGGCTGTCGAGCGTGGATTGTCATTATCATTTGATGTTATCAAGACACTGGCCTGCCGTGCTTTGGAGAAAATGCTTTGATCGAGAACCTTGCTCAATTGCACACCGCTATCGTTGCCGGATTACAAACCAAGCTGACCGGTATGGTAACGGTAGAAGCTTATCCGATCATTCAGCGTAGGATCAACATTCCTGCGGTGCTAGTGGAGTTATCCGAAATAGACGCCGGTACCGATCCGGGAACCGGTGAAACCGCTTTGATTGGTCATTTCCAGGCGCGCGCCGTTGTCGATCCGAATCTGTCCGATGCCTACATGCAAGTGCGCGAGCTTGCCGCGCGTATCGCGGTGGCCATTCAGCATGAAACATGGGGCCTAGAAATCGGTATTTCTCAGCTTCTGCAAGCTGGTGAAGATGCTTTCAAGCCTGAGCTCGATGGATACCTGTGCTGGATGGTCGAATGGACGCATGAATTACACCTGGGTGAGTCGGTTTGGCCATACCCTGATGAAACTGGATTAACCCTGATGCTGGGACTCTATCCGGATACCGGCACAGGTAAGGAAGAGCTTTATTGGGAAGCGGGTACCGATCCGGAAGTGCCATGAACGATTTCCCGCAATCCGAAACCGACCGGCTTGTATCCAGCATGCTGATGTTCGGCACCATTGAAGCCATAGATCACGCCAATGCGCGCGTGCGTGTGCGTTCCGGCGATTGGGTTTCAGCCTGGTTGCCGTGGATGTCCTTATCTGCCGGTGAAGTGCGCCACTGGCGCCCACCGTCCATAGGCGAACAGGCCATGATCCTGTCACCATCCGGCAGGCCGGAACAAGCGGGCGTGCTACCTGGTTTTTATACCACCCAGCATGCCGCGCCCAGCAGCGACGATAAAACCGTTTTATGGGAGCTCCCCGCGGGTTTCAGCTTCATTATCCGCGTGGGAGCATCCACATTTACGATGACCAACGAAGGTGTGACCATCAACGCACCAAGAATTGACCTGAATTGATATGCCTGGGGTTGCGAGGGTTGATCAGGATGTTGCCGGTGGATTAATCATTGGCGTATTAGCACCGAGCGTGTTTGTTAACAGCAGGAACATAGCGGTACTGGGCGCTCAGGTTCAGGGGCATGCCAGCGGGCCTCATGCTTCCCCTGTGATGGCCGAATCTAGCGTCACCGTGTTCGCCAATGGGATCGGTGTGTGCAAAGTAGGCGATCAGGCCAGTTGTGGACATCCGACGAATGGAAGTAACAATGTTTTTGCAGGATAAATATGGAATGAATAACTATGAAGCGATTGGCCGCTATCACGTAGCAGTCAAGGAAGCCAGGGAATTGATCTCGAAACGTAATAACCTCTTGTCGCGTGCTGCGTCGGTGCTTAAATATGCTTCTGATCAACCGCTGCCATCGCAAGGAATCGCCAAGCGCTGCAACTTCAACGCCGTTCAAGCGCTGTTAGCCGAAGCACAGGAAATCGATTGTGAATTAATGAAAGTGCTGGAAGAAATTGCCGGACTGGCTCCAATAGCAAACGAACCGGTATTGGAATTGGTTTAAGCGCGTGGAATTTAAAATGAATTTGACAACTACACTTAATCGGGATTATTCTTTTGCGCAAGTGCTGAACACACTTCCAAAAGCGGAATGCCCCGCGCCCGATAGTCGTGGTTTTTTTACGTCCATAGTTTTATGGCCGAGTAGTGGGCAACGATACAATACTGGCGAAAGCCGGGAAAGTTGCCAGCCGACTTTTGGCGGTGTTCAAGTACTCGGCTGCCTCTCTGAACAGGGGGCGAATATTGAACAAACCAAAAGGAGGCCAATCATGGCTGCTCAAAGCAAAAGTGCGTCCGCACGTCGTCGCAAAACCAAGTCAGTTTCAAATTCCAAGCCAATCCAACTAACGCGCGAAATGATTAGCGCCCAAGGATGGAACGCTTATCACGAATTCGTAGGCAATCTAACTGAAGCAGAAATGAGAGTGGTAGGCCATCTTAGGCCGCTGAAATTTCCCTCTCCGCAAGCTGTTATTAATGAAGCCCGCCGATTACTAGGCGAATCAGCTGCGAAATGCAAAGTGATTCCATTTCCCGCCAGAAACTCACAATCCAAATCTGTCATGGAGGCTTAATCATGGTGAATATTCAATCATTGGTAACTATTGAAAACGGAAATCCGGTTACAACCACCCTTGCAATAGCAAAAGGGACGGAGGTTGAGCACAAATCAGTTATTCAATTAACCAGAAGCTATCTATCTGACTTAGAAGAATTTGGAAGGGTCACATTTGAAATGGCACCCTTTGAAACGGCTGGTGGCACTCAGCAGCGTGAGATTGCAATCCTAAATGAACAGCAATCGACATTGCTTTTAACTTATATGCGCAACAGTGATGTCGTTCGAGATTTTAAAAAGAGGCTGGTAAAAGCCTTTTGGCAAATGGCTAATCAGCTTAAAGCACAAGTAACTGACCCCATGAAGGCTCTATCTGATCCGGCAATTATGCGCGGTTTGCTTTTGACATATTCAGAGAAGGTAATAACGCTCGAAAATAAAGTTTTGGAGCAAGCGCCCAAGGTTAATGCTTTTGATCGCATAGCTGGCGCAGATGGCCTGATTAATTTGCAAACCGCTGGAAAAATTCTTCAGCAAAGGCCCAATAAGTTTGTACAAAAGCTGCGGGAGATTCGTTGGATATTTAAACGCCCAGGCGCCAAGGAGAACTCGGCTTATATCGACAAGATCAATGCTGGATATCTGGCAACCAAATCCCGTGAATATGAAAAACCTGATGGAACTATTCATATAAGCGATCAAGTTATGGTTACACCCAAAGGATTAGCAAAGCTGGCGTTGGTTTTTGGAGTAATGCTCGATGGAAATGGAAGCAATGGGGAGCTATCTATATGAGTAACGTTACGGAATTGAGGCGAACCGTGCGCAAGAAAATGCCAGCTGGGCGAATCACAACCAGCCTGATGCCTGATGACGTGAAAGAGAGGCTAATGGAAGCGGCTATTTTGGTGGGCATGATGTACGGGAATTGCGGGCTAGAGCTATCTGAAGATGCAAGCCCAGAGGTAATAGAAGCATTCGAGCTGTTGGACCATGCTGTAAGTGTCGCTTCTCAATACACCGTGCCAATCGAAATTGAAGTCGATGAGCCAGTATAAAGAATGCCAAACCACCAAGGGATTTAACAGGAGAACATTATGGATACCAACGAATTAATGCGCATCAGGGGAGAGCAGGTAACCTTGGAGCGCGAGCGGCGTGAGAAAGTGAGCCAGTACAATACCGAAGCAAGCGCGTTGCAAGCCTTCATCAACGGTTTGCATTTCAAAAGAACGGCCTCGGAAGATTGGCTGTTGGAGGAGACGGCAAGACTTAAACGTATTTGGGAATTGCAAACAGCAATCGCTGGACTGGATGAGCGTATTGCCGGATTGAAGCGCGTATCCGGAATTTAGATAAATTAATATCGATTAACTGAAAGGCCCGCTAAATGCGGGCTTTTTTATTGGGAGATTGCGCATGGCAAAAATAGACAAAGCCGAAGTTTCGGCAGCACCAGTTGTTTTCAAAGACAAAGCTTTCAAAAGCCGAACTGTCATATTGAATGACGGCCGCGCTTTCGCGGTGGAAAAATCAACTATCGAGGCAAGTGATCCGGTATTGATCGAATACTTGGATAGCCATCCCGATTTTGAACGTGCCTAAAAATGCAATCCTTAACCGGGTTGAACAGAGCCACCGGTCAGCCGCTGTCGGGGTACGAGCATCTTAAGCAATCGATAACCGATATTCTGACTACGCCGGTCGGTAGCCGCGTAATGCGTCCGGAATATGGATCGCACTTGCCGCGGATGGTGGATTTGCCGGTGAATAAGGGGTGGATATCGGCGGTGCAAGCGGAAATTGCCCGCTCGCTAGGGCGCTGGGAACCGCGCTTGAAGCTCTCGCGCGTGACTGTCACGTCCGTGATTGATGGCCGCGTGGATATGAAAATCACCGGGGAATACCTGGGTGAAAGTGTGCTGATTGAGGTCGTCGCGTGACAAGTATCGATTTAACCAGGATTCCCGCGCCGGATGTCGTCGAAGCGCTGGATTTCGAGGAAATTTACCAGGAAATCCTGACCGGTTTCAAAGCGCTGTATCCGGATTGGACGGCCGCGCTGGAATCCGATCCGGTGGTGAAACTGCTGGAACTGTCCGCCTACCGCGAAACGTTGCTGCGGGCGCGCGTCAATGATGCCGCGCGGGCTTGCATGCTGGCTTATGCAACCGGCGGCGACCTGGAAAATCTCGCTGCATTGCTGGGCGTAGCTCGTCTTGTCAGCGGCAACGACGCGGAAAGCGATGACCGGCTGCGCCTGCGCGCGCAAATGGCACTGGAAGGCGTAACGGTGGCGGGCAGTCATGGCAGTTACGTGTTTCATTCGTTGTCCGCATCCAATCTGGTGAAAGATGTCGCAGTCGATAGTCCGGATCCAGGCGAAGTGCGCGTGACAATCTTATCGACCGAAGGTGATGGAACACCGGATGAAGAACTCATCGATGCAGTGGATGCTTATCTGTCTGCTGAAACGCGCAGGCCATTAACCGATTCAGTCAGTGTCGAAGCGGCTGAAATCGTGACGTTTGCAGTAACCGCAACGCTGCAAATATATCCCGGCCCGGCATCCGCGCCGATTCTGGCGGCGGCGCAAGCGGCGGTGCAGGCGTATGTTTTCGAACACGCGAAACTGGGTATGGACGTGACGCTGTCCGGTTTGTACGCGGCATTGCATCAACCCGGAGGTGTCAAAAAGGTCGTGCTTGCCAGCCCGTTGGCCGATGTGACGATAGGGCCGCGTCAAGCATCGCATTGCACCGGAATCACGCTGACAGCGGAGGTGGTGACCGATGGCTAATTCTCTGCTGCCGCAAAACCAGACAACACTCGAAGCGGCCATTGCCAATGCAACCGAATCGGCGGTTTCGCCGGATGTGATCGCGAAACTGTGGGACGCGGAAAACTGCCCGGCCGAATTGCTGCCTTGGCTCGCCTGGGCCTTGTCGGTCGACGATTGGGACGAAACTTGGGACGAAGCCACGCAACGCCGCGTGATCGCCGCCAGCATCGACATTCACCGCAAGAAAGGCACCGTGGGCGCGGTATTGCAAGCGCTCACCAGCCTCGGGCACGAAGGGCGGCTGGTGGAATGGTGGCAAACCGAACCGCAAGGCACGCCGCATACGTTCAAAGCCGAAGTCGATATCAGCAATCGCGGTATCGATGCGGCGGCGGTTGCGGCGATCCGGCGGCAAATCGACGCGGCAAAGCCGGTGCGCAGCCATTACGACCTGGAATTGATCGCGCGCTCAGATTTGACTGTACATTCTGCTGTTTTTTGTTTGTACGGCCAGCTCATCGAAGTGCAGCCGTATCAGATTACGGAATTGACATCGCCGGATGTAGCGGTTCATTCCGCGATCAGCGTGCATGTCACACAATCGATAACAATTTACCCTCTCGAATGATGGATTAATGAAATGACTCAGACATATTACGGTCTTCGGACCAATATAGGATTGGCCGAGTGGGATAATGCGGAAGCTTCTGGCTTAATGCTGCCATTTACCCATATTGCAATCGGCGATGGCAATGGTAATCCAATTACACCTGACCCAGCCATGACCGCACTTGTGCATGAAGTGCATCGCCTTCCTATCACCAGTATTACCGCTAATCCTGAAACCCCTGGTTTGCTCAAGTTCGAATGCGTGCTGATTCCGACGGTCGGTGGCTGGATCATCCGCGAACTGGGATTGATCGGCGGCAACGGCGGAGGCAACAAGTTGCTTGCTGTCAGTAATTTCCCGTCGACACCGAAACCGTTGCTAGGGGAAGGTGTCGGTTCGGATATGCGGATTACTATGAATTTAATTGTTAGCAATACCGCCGTAGTGCAACTGATCATGGATCCTACCGTGGTTGTTGCCACTCAACAAGCAATCGCCAATGCCGTGGCGGCGCATGAGGCCAAAGCTGATCCGCATCCTCAATATGCCTCTGATGCGGATTTGTCTGCGCATATTGCAGCATCAAATCCGCATCCGCAGTACGCCACCGATGCCGATTTGGCGGCGCATTTAGCCGCTTCAGATCCACATCCGCAGTATGCAACGGATGCTGCGCTATTGGCTGTGGCTAACAGTACCAGCAGATTATTTGGCAATAGAGTATGGAGAAATAGATGAATGTTATTTCGCTTAAGACAAGTACGTCCGGAACTATTTACACCTGCCCTGCGGGTACTGTTGTTGAGGTCGAGATGGTTTGGGTCTCAGATGGAGCGGGTACGTTGAATATTAATGTTAGTGGCATATTCGACAGAGAATGGTTGCAAGGCAATATCTCATTCCAAGTTAGCGCCCTGAATGGCTCGGCTAACGGTATAGCTGCTGGCGGTAATGATGTTTTTACTGATTCTGCTAGTACCGGTTTGTTGAGGCCATCAAAAATAAAACTCGGACCGGGAGATTCTCTCTATATGACAACTGCACGCAGTTGCTCGCTCATAATTTATGAAGAAACGACAGGAACACATTAACCATGACCATGAAAACAATATTCGATTCGGATGGAAATTATGTTGCATTCGTCGATACCGACAATGCGCGCGTGGAATCTGAAATACTTGAGCAATACGATAACACGCACTACGTTCATGATGGTCATTTAGACGATCCGGAACGTTGGCGCTGGAACGGTTCAACGCTGGTAGAAAGACCGGACTATGCTGACGTGCTCGCAGCCAGAGCATTCAAACCGGTAACGGTGATCGATGTGCCGGTGGCAGCCGCCGCGGCGACAACAATTACGGGATCAATTACGGTCAAGGACGCATCAACCGATACGGTTCTGGATGTCGACCAAACCTATTACGTGCCACTGCTGAACAAAGTCACAAATCAGATGGATCAAATGATTACGGTTACATTGATCAACGGTGTTGGACCGCTCTCGTTTTCGGTAGCGAATCCAGGCGTTTACGGTATCCGAACCGATATGATTTTACCGGCCCCAACGACAGCAATCACCGGACAGACGGAAATCGCAATTTATTGATCGGCCAATCGCAAGATTCTTCAATGACCCGCTCCGGCGGGTTTTTTATTTTTAGGAGTCCATTATGTCGTTTTTCCATGGAGTCACCGTATCGCTGGTTGATACCGGACCGCGCCCGATATCCATTCCTTCCAGTTCGATCATCGGGTTGGTTGGGATTTTTACAACCGGTACCGGTCTGGCTGCATACAATGAGCCGGTGCTGATTACCAGCTACCGCGAAGCGGTGGCCAAGTTTGGCGCAAGTGCGGCGATCACCAAGGCCGCCAAGGGGATTTTCGATCAATCGGCGGCCGTGGTCGTTGCGGTCGGCGTGCAGCAAGGCGTTGACTCCGCAGCCACCACCAGCGCCATTATCGGCGGCGTGACCTTGGGCGGTGTACGCACCGGGCTGCAAGCGCTGCTGGATGGCAAGAGCAAATTCAATGCGCAACCGCGCCTGATTGTGGCACCCGGGCATTCCAGCACGCAAGCCGTAGCCGCTGCAATGGACACGCTGGCGGCGAAACTGCGCGCGATCGCCATCGTGGACGGACCGAACACCACCGACGATGACGCTATCGACTACGCGGAGAATTTCGGCTCCAAGCGTATTTATATGGTTGACCCCGCGCTGAAGGTTTGGGACGAAACAACCTCCGCCGAGATCGTCATGCCCGCATCGCCTTATGTCGCCGGACTGTTTGCCAGAACCGACAAGGAATACGGCTTCTGGGCATCGCCGTCGAACAAGGAATTTTTGAATGTGATCGGTACCGCGCGCCCGGTTGAATTTCTGGATGGTGATGAAACCTGCCGGGCCAATCTTTTGAACAATGCGTTTATCACAACGATCATCCGCGATGGCGGCTACCGCTTGTGGGGCAACCGCACATTGTCGACGGACGCCAAGTGGTCGTTCGTTACCCGCGTGCGCACGCTCGATATCGTCATGGATGCGATCCTGTTCGGGCACAAATGGGCGGTGGACCGCTCCATCACCAAAACCTACGTGAAAGACGTGACAGAAGGACTGCAAGCCTTCATGCGCGACCTGAAAGCGCTGGGCGCGATCATCAATTTCGAGGTGTACCCGGATCCGGAACTGAACACCGCCAGCCAGCTTGAACAGGGCAAGGTGTACTGGAATATCCGTTTCACCGACGTGCCGCCAGCCGAAAACCCGCAATTCCGCGTTGAAGTGACCAATCAATGGATCACTGAAGTGCTGGATACCAATACATAAGGATTCCGTCATGAAAATAAACGATACCCGCCGCCGCATCTTGCAAGTGGTTTATCGCGAAATGCGCGCACATCCGAATGGGTTTGGTTTGCCATTGGCCGATCTGAGCGGCCATGTTCCAGATGATTACGATTTCGATCTGAATTATCTGTTCGCGCGCGGTTTATTGGTTCGGTGCGACGGCAACCTGAAGCTGACACCCGATGGCATCGACATTATTGAAGAGGAGTAGCAAATGATTCCACAAACACTCGTAAACATGAATCTGTTCGTCGACGGTAAAGGATTCGCCGGACAAGTTACCTCGCTCACGCTGCCGAAACTGAAACGCAAAACCGATGAGAATCGCGCCGGCGGCATGGATGGTCCGGTCAAAATGGGCATGGGAATGGAAATGATGGAAGCGAATTTCGCGCTATCCGGCATGCCAACCGATGCGCTCGTTTTCTTCGGGATCGCTGACGATACCGCATTCAACGGCAATTTCCGTGGCGCTTTCAAGGATCAGAAAGGCGCAGTGGTACCGGTAATCGCTACCTTCCGCGGCATGCTGGAAGAAATCGACATGGGCGATTGGAAGCCGGGAGAGAAAGCCGAAACCAAGTACAGCATTGCGCCCTGCTATTACAAGCTGGAAGTCAGCGGGCAGGTGATTTATGAACTGGATTATCTGAATAACATTCGCGTGATCAACGGCAAAGACGAAGCCGCTGAAGAACGTGCAGCGATTGGCATGTAAAGAGAGGGAAATATGAGTGATAAAGAAAACCAAACAAGCTTGAATCAAGCTAGCCTGAATGAAATCATCAAACTGAGCTTCCCAATCAAAATCAACGGCGTTACGACAGATCAATTGGTCATGCGCCGTATGTCGACCAAGGATCAGCGTATAGCCTGGAAATTATCGAAAGGAGACAACGCGGAGTTTGAATTTATTTTGCTCTGCAGATTAACCGATTGCGCACCCAATGATTTGGAGGAACTGGATTTTGCGGACTACCGCAAACTTCAGCGCGCATTTCAACGCTTATCTACGGACCCTCACGATTCAGAAAATACCTAGCCAGCAAGAACTATGGGACGGCATGGCAATGATCGCTCGAACATATCATTTCCAGCCGTCGGAAATCGATGAATTGGAACTTCCCGAATTTATCGAGTGGTTGAAACGCTGTTGAAACTATTTTACGGATTGATTGAATATGGCCTTCGGTAACAATATCAGCTTAGGGATGATCATCGGCGGTGCCGTTGCGGCGAGCTTCAACAGCGCAATCGGTTCCGCCACGTCGAAGATCGGCTATTTCAAGAAACAAGCCGAATCGGCGCGCGGCTTTAAGTCGATGATCGGCGATACGATCCGCCTGCGCGAGGAATTGAACAAGGCTGCCGGTACCGATGCGTTCGCCAAGATCAAGGAAAAGCACGACAAGAGCATTGAAAACCTGAGAAAGCACGGGATCAACGTCAAAGATTTGCAGCATGAATACGCTCAGTTGGGCAAAACGGTCAAAGGCTTGGAGCTGGTGGACGCCGGAAATGCAAAAATCGGCGACGCGATGCAGAATATCAAGCGCTCGGGCCAAGCCGTCGCCGGTGTCGTTGCGGCAACCGTGGTTCCCGCGCTGGCTTCGGCGAATTTCGAATCGATCGTGCGCGATATTGCCATCAAAGGCGGCATTGCCCGCACGGTGAAAGAACAGGCGTTATCCGAAGGCATTCTGAAAGATGCGCAGGATAGCGGCATGAATCACAGCGAACTGGCGCAAGCGGTCAATACGCTCGTTGCCGGTGGCATGGCGGTGGAAGAAGCCGCCAGCATGGCCAAAACGATGGCGCGATTCAGTATCAGCCAAAATGCCCAATCCGAAGATGTTGCGAAGATGATCCTGGCATTGCGGCAAGCGGGCATTTCGGATCCTGCGTTGATGGAAAAATCACTCGGTAAAGTGGCTGTGGCCGGTGACCTGGGCAGCTTTGAGTCGAAAGACATGGCCAAGCACTTCGCCAGCCTGATGCCGCAAATGACGATGTTCGGTTTCTCGGGTGAGCGTGGCACGGCGGAGCTGGCCAATATGTTGCAAACGCAAATGAAAGCGGCAGGCAGCACGGATGAAGCGGCGAATAACCTGGCCAATTTGTTCAGCAAAATCACATCCGAAGATACTAAATCCAAGTTCGAGAAAAAAGGCTTCAGCCTGCAAAACTCGATGGAACTGGCGATTTCGCAAGGGCTCGATCCGGTTACCGCATTTTTGAAACTGGTTCAAAAAATGTCGAGCCAATCCGATCCGGCTAAAGCGGCGAAGATGGCCGATCTGCAAAAGCAAATCGCCGATGCGCAAGACCCTGCCGCCGCGCAAAAAATGCTCGATGGTTATCTTGAAATGGCCGGTTTGTCGGAATTCATCTCCGACCGTCAGGCGAAGCAAGCCGCTTTGGCGGTGCTGCAGAACCAGAAACTGCACGAAAGCAATCTGAGCCTCATCCAGGCGGCTGACGGCGAAGCCAAGATCGAAGAGGATTTAGCAGACCGCCGCGCGGCATCGGCGCGGAAGTGGAGCGAAGCGGGCAACGCATTCAACCGGGTAATGATCCGTGTGGGTGATGCGCTATCGCCGGTTACCGATTGGTTTGCCGATCAAATCATACGCATTGGCGGCGCGATCGAAGCGCTCGCCAAGGAATCACCACAAGCCGTGCAAGCCATGACCTTTGCGGCTGCGGCATTTGCGGCGATAGGTGCCGTGGTTGGCGTTGTCAAGTTGTTATGGGGTGGCCTCAAAATTCTGCAGGGTTTGCTTACGTTGGTTGGTGGCGGAAAGATTCCCGGCGGTATCGGCGGGAAAATCAACTTGCCGGGTGCAGCAGCAGGTTCCACAGGATTTAAATCGGTTTTATCAGGTATCGGAGGAATCGGCGGTAGTATCGCGGGTGCCAAGATTGGTGCTATGACCGGCTTGGCTGCGGGCCCAATCGGCTCCGCGGTGCTTGCCACTATTGGTGGTGTGCTTGGTGGGTTAGGGACTGATTTTTTAGCAAATAAAATTTTTTCCGAATCGGGCGACAAGAGCATTCTTCCCGAAGGAAAAACTGCTTCAGAACCTACAACCGCACCAGCAATGCAAAATAACACCTTTTCGCCGTCGATTCAGGTGACCGTGCAAGGCGATGTTAAAGACCCGAATCAGATGGCTAACGAGATTATGCGGCATTTGGAGCGCATGTTTGAACAAAAGCAAGCGCGAAGCGCAAACGGTGCGATGTTCGATGCTGCATACGCGCAATAGATCGCTAGGATTCCCGCATGTTCAATGATCTGATCGACACAGCAGCAAGCCGTTGCAGTGTAGCCTGCGAACAAACCCGGCGCATGCAGGGCATAATTACGCGCGGCGCCACTGCGGGCAGTACAGCAGCGCAGAATCTGATTCTGCTGGCCGACTCGTTAAGCCGCGTTGAAAACGCCGGTACCGTCAACATGCAGGCGGCAGGGCAGGCGCTCACGCAAGCAAATAGTTTGCTGTCCAGCGGCGTGCTGGGGATTGAAGCGGCCGCAGCCGCGCGCGGTTTAAGCAGTATCGGCAATACCATTTCACTGGCGCGCACGCTGGGCAACCGCATTTTACTCGGCGTCACCGGCATCTCCGGCGGCGATCCGGCGAGTGTCATCAATGGTGTCGGGGTATCGGTCAATAATGCCGTGCTGACAACCGGCGGGATTTTCGATAGCGTGCAGCGGGCGTTTAACGTGGCATTCAATCCGGACTTGCAAAACCCGCTGACCGGAATAGAACTCACGGCATCGCAACCGGGAGATTTACTGAATGGTTTTGGTGCCGGTCTGCCTGGTGCCGGTGCATCGCATGCGCATCTGCTGGTGCTGACAACCGCAAGAGGGGAGGGATTCTACTTCAACTTGTCGACGGCCGGATTCGACACACTGCGGCGCCAGACTCACTATAACGTCGCAACGCAGGATCGGTTGACACGCACCAACGCCTTGCAGGCGGTATCGAAAGGAGGTGAAACCATCACCTTGAGCGGCGCGATCTTCACCCGGAAATCGGGCAGCGGCCAGCTCGACCGGCTGCGCCGGATCGGTTACGACATGCTGCCGGTCAATCTCACCAGCGGATACGGGGAAAACTTCGGCCGCTGGTATCTGGCGCGCATCGAGGAAGAACAAAGCGGCTTGTTTACCGACGGCATGCCGCGCAAGCAGCAATTCACCTTGGAATTCCAGCGCTATGGCGAAGATTATCAGAACATCTGACGGCGACCGGTTGGATACGCTGTGCTACCGCTATTACGGCAACCTGAACGGCACTGTGGAAGCGGTTATCCATGCGAATCCCGGTTTGGCCAAAACACCGCAACCGTTTGCATCCGGCGTGATTATCCGCTTGCCGGATTTGCCGGTGCAAACCAAAAAGCAAATTCAGTTGTGGAGCTGACGATTGAAACCGGATTTTAAGGTCATCGCCGATAATCAGGACATCACCGATCTGCTGCGTGACCGGTTGCTGTCACTGCGCACAACCGACAAGCCCGGACTGGAATCGGACGATTGTGAAATCGTGATCGATGACCGTGACGGGGCAGTTGCCTTCCCGAAAAAGGGCGCGACGCTTGCAATCAGCCTGGGCTATGAAGGTGACGGACAATTGTCGTTCATTGGCCGCTACACGGTCGATGAAATCGAAATCAACGGCCCGCCGCAGAGCATGATGATACGCGCCAAGCCGGCGGACATGGTTGCCTCGCTCAAGGAACAAAAGCGCCGCTCGTGGGAAAACACCACGCTGGATGCGATTGTTGGCGACATTGCCCGGGATAATGGATTGCAGCCGTTCTGCCCGCTGAATACGGCTATTGCCCGAGCCGATCAGGTCAACGAATCCGATATGCATTTCATCACCCGTATGGCGCGCCAATACGGCGCAACGGCTACTGTCAAGGACGGCAAGCTGATCGTGATTACACGCGGGCAGGGCAAGAGCGGCAGCGGAATCGAGCTGCCCAAAATTGCGCTGCACCGCGACGATATTGCCAGCTATTCGCTATCTTTCCCGGACCGGGCGCTGTACAGCGAAGTGCGCGCGAGCTATCAGAATCGTGCAACCGGGCAATTACAAACCATCGTTTTGACGAACGATTCGGCGCCCGGTATCGCGCATGCGCCGAAACACACCGACCGGCACATTCACCCCACGGCTGCAGAAGCACAGGCCGCCGCGCAAAGCCGCAAGGCCGCACTCAACCGCGCCACGATGAGCGGCCGCATTGAACTGATGCGCGGGCGCGCCGACGTGGGCGCGGAGAAATGGCTGGAACTGGCCGGCATCAAGGATGAAGCTGATGGAACTTACCTGATCGAATCCGTCGAGCAGAATTTCACCCGCAGCGCCTGGATCACCACGATTCGCATCAACGCCGGGAACGAAGGCAAAAGCGCCATTGGCCGGGGCAGCGCCAAGAAAAAAGAGCTGCAAGTTTTGAAAATAGAATGACCCGCAATTGAACCGGATTTATCAACCGAAGCCGCGATTAAAACGCGGCTTTTTTATTTTTGGAGGATCGCAAAATGCAAGAAATTAAAGAGCAGCTAGAAAAAGAATTGGGAAAGATTCAGCAAGTGATCGATACCAGCAGCCTCACCGACCTGCGTCAGCGTGTGCAAACCGCCATCACGGACGCGAAATCGAACGTCAATGCGCATCTGGATAAATTCGAAGCGGGCAATGCAGTGGCGGATCAGTTTGTTGACCCGTACCTTGAAAAAACAGTGCGCAGCAAATGGACGGCGTTGATCACCGGCGCCGTGGTGCTGGGCAGTTTTATCTTGGGGCTGATTGTTGGTACCAACATCTGAGCCTGGTATTGCGGGCTGATTATTAACTAACAGATCAGAGGTGCTAGATGAGCGACAAAAACCACGGTGACGGATGCCCGTATTTGACAGAGGAACAAGTCGAGGAGATCGCCGAAAGAGCTGCTGCAAGGGCGCTTAACAAAATGGCAGACCAGGTTTACCGGGAGGTTGGCAAGGGCGTGGTCAGTAAAGCGCTTTGGTTGATCGGAG